CGCTCGAGCCGGTCCATGCGCTCCAGCACGGCCGAAATTCCGACATTCCCTGCCGCAGATGCGCCCGCCTGCATCGCCGACATCTGCGTTTGATACGTTCCGCCGGCGGCACTGAGGACGCCGTCGCTCACGCGCTGCATGGCCCGCACGGGATCCTGCATATTGTCCAAAAGGCCACTCGCAAGCCCCTGATCGAGCATGTCACCGATCCATGCTGTTTTCTTAGACGGAGAATTGACGCCAAAGAAGTGCTTGATAGAATCAAGCACCGACTCAGTAAAACTCTTGATCTTGTCTTTCAACCACAAGAGTTTATCGTTTATGCCGTTCCACAGGCCTTCCACCAGATTGCGGCCCACACTCAGCACCTGCGCCGGGAGCTCGCGCAGTGTGTTCAGAACGGCACTCACCACTTCATTGACCTTTGTTCTGAATCCCTCACAGTTGTCATAGATCAGTTTGAACGCGCCTGCGAACGGATTTACGAGCAGGAGCAAAAGGCCTTGCCAGTTGGTTTCGATGAAGCTGATCACCGTATTGAAGATATCCGGTATCGTGACCGTGAAAAAGTTCGACAGCCACGTCCAAACCGACTGGAATGTTGATTTTGCGCCCTCCCAGAGGTTCTGCCAGAACAAGCGGAAACTCTCGCAGTTGTTCCAGAGATACATGAAGGCAGTCACCAGCAGGCTAATAGCAGTAATAACAAAGCCGATTGGGTTCGCTTTCATCGCTGCATTCAGGCCATTCTGCGCCGATGTGGCCGCAGTTTTTGCCTGTGTAGCTGCGTACTGCGCCAGCGTCATGCCCTGCTCCGACGCGATTGCAGCAAGCTGCGCCACCTTGAATGCTGTGATTCCCGCAGTCACTGTAGCAATCATGGCAGCAACGGTCGGCAGATTGTCCTTTACCCACTGAATAGCCGGGACAGCCTTGTCCAGAAGCTCCGCGCCCATGGCCTTCACTTCGGCAACCAATGGCGTAAACTCTGCACCGACGGCTGCCATGGATGCCGTCCACTCCTCATTTGCCTTATTGGCCGCAATCACATCGGCATTGGTCTCCTTGTAGGCATCAGATGCCTCACTGTAGAGACCGTTGAGCGTATCCATAATCAGCTGCTGGCGCTCCTGCTCGTCCGTGCACGCGGCCAGGCTCTCATTGAATTTGTCCTCGGACACGCCCGCCCAGTTGAGCGCATCCGCAAGCGGGCCGGTAACCTGCCCAACCTTTGCGGTCTCGTTCGCCGCCTCGGTCAGGCCTTCGATCGGCAGCGAATCGCCAAAGGTAGCAAACACGCCCGTGCAGATATCCGTCCACGTCTGCAGATCCGCCTCGTTATCGGTTAGGATGGCCAAATGGTTGGCCGCCTCGACGGCTTGATCCGTCTCGCCGAGGATACCCTGCAGCTCTTTATAGGTCTTCAATGCCGCCTCGGAACTGTAGCCGTTTGTCGTGAATGCTGTGTCCAGCTTGCCCATGGCTGTCTGGTACTCTTGCGTGACCTCGATGCATTCTTTCAGCCCGTCGACGATTTTCCCGAACGCCTCGCTGGCCAGATTGCCAACAAAAGCGCCTGCCGCAACGCCGGCCGTACCCAGGCCTTCGCCAGCATCTTTCGCCGCGTCGGACAAATCTCCCACGCGGCGAGCCGCAGCAGATGCCTTTTTCCCAATGTCGCTGATTCCGTCTGCACCGTCACCAAGCTGCTCGATCGCGTCGGCCGTTTCCTGAGCCGCTCGCTCATAACCGCCCAGCTTCTGCTCGGTCGCAATGATTTCGCGGCGCAGCTCGCGCACCTGATCAGCAGATACTTCGCCGCGCTCAAACTGCGCCTGAACCTGCTTTTCTGCCGCTTTCAGCGTCTCCAGCTTCTTGGCGGTGTTGGCCACAGCCTCGCTCAAGATCTGCTGCTTCTGAGCAATCAGGTCAGTATTCTCCGGATCTACTTTCAGCAGCCGGTTCACCTGGCCGAGCTCACCGGACAGACTTTTCGACTTGTTTTCAATTTCCTGCAGCGCTTTGCCCAGCTTCGTCGTATCGCCGCCGATTTCGACCGTCAGGCCTTTGATTTTATTGTTTGCCATGCGCCGCATCCCCTCCAATCTTCTGGCGCAATTTCGCCCGGTCTGGCTCTGTTTGTTCCATGCGCCAGGCGTTATTCAGATACTCCTGCCCCGCCTCTGTGCGGCTCAGTTCGTAGATATACGCATCGTGCCGCCAGATCAGGTATTGCAAATAGTCCGTCTGTCCGACCTCAACAAAGTTCAGGCCAGTATACGCAGACACAAGCCGTTTCCACCAGGACGTGATGACGTACTGATGGCCTCCCGCACTATCTGCTTGCGGATAGTACGGGAGCATCAGTTTTTTGCTTTTGTGAGCTCCTCAACGAATTCGACATAGGCACTGAAAAACACAATCAGGCTGTCCAGATTCATGCGGTATTTGCCGCGCAGGTCATCCACCGTCACCGGCAACCCCATCAGATTGCAGGAGATCAGTCGCGCCGCCAGATCGTATACTGCCCGGATGCTGTTCGCATCCATAGTCTTCAGCACGTCCTCCAGCTCCGGCGCAGTCGCCGTCAGCTCCTCCACCATCGCCTCGGTCGGTGTGGTCACGTCAATGGTCGTCTGCGCATCGTCCTGCATGATTAGGCGCAGATACGGCCGGTTGATGCTGTTGAAATTGATTGTTTTCGGCATGGTCACTTCTCCTCCCATAAAAGGGACAGCGGAGCTGTGAAAGCCCCGCTGTCAAAATTAAGCCGTCGGAATCTCTTCGATCAATTCCACGAGCGTACCGTCACTATCGTGCGGCAGCGCCTTGAATTCCGGTTCCACGGTCGTGCCCGCGTCCGTCGCAAACGTCAGCGTCGCGCCGGCGGTATTTCTGCCCTTGATCAGGATCCACAGGTCGCCGTCCGTCTTATCCTCGTGGTGGAAGCAGATCGCATAATAGCCGCCCTGTGCGTTGCCGGCACCGCCGATCTTCGTCGTGCGCTTGCCGGATGCCTCTGTGCTGCTGCAGCGGTCAAGCAGCTTTTTCAGCGTCGTACCGTTCCATGTCAGCAGGCCGCACTTCAGCACAGCCTCCTCGTTGGTCGTGATGATCTTGGACACATAGCCGAGATCGTCTTTCTCCTCGTAGGTCTCCTGGGTATATTCCAGCGACGCGCCGCCCTTGATATAGCCGAGCAGATTGCTTTCCACGCACAGTGCATCTACCGTCGGCATGGACTCGCTGAATGTTTGCAGATAGATTTTGCCTGACCCCAGCGTAACCGTATCTTTGTCTCTTTTAGCCATTATGTGGCCCTCCTTTTTTCGTAGAATTCAAAATCGTAGACAGTTTGATACCGCTGCACACTCTGCAGCCAGTACCGTGCCGCCTTTGTCCAGTGAATGCCCCTCGCCGCGAGCTGGGTCTCGATAGCCGCTTCGGCTTCCGGATCTCGCTCCGGCTCGTACAGCTCCACGGAAACATCGTGGCTCACGACCATCGGCGCCACGCCGCTCTCCGGGTCTGCCCCGTCCACCTCCTGGTCATCGAAATAGACGGCATAGGTCGTCGAGGGCGGATTCAAATAACGGCCCTGGCGAAAAGGAATGCCGGATGCAGTCAGGATCTCTTCAATCACTTTGTCCAGCCTCCTTCACCGCTTCTTCCACGGCGCGCTCGTATTCCGGTAAAACAACGTCGAGCGCATTCTTCAGGAATGGATTTGCCTTCGTGCGGCCGCCGTTTCTAGTCGCATGACCATGCACCAGCAGATGCGTCAGCCTATGGTCAGGGGCTTTCACATACCAGATATATCGCTTCATTCCGTTGCCGGCATCTTCGGCCTTTACAGCTATGTTCTTGTAGAATGAGCTATCTTTTCGCTTAGACCGCGGCGCCGTTGCCCTCGTGATTCTTCTCAGCTTATCGCTTGACTGTTCGCCCACATCATTGATACGGTCAATCACATCCTGCGCATACACGGTCAGCGCATCAGAAAGTGCAGCCGGCAGATTGCCCACTTGGATGCTTTTACCCATAGATACCGCCCTCCTCCGCAGACGCACGCGCGACCGTGATCTCCAGCTCCTGACCGTTCCGGTAGGTACGCAACACATGGTAACGCTGGCCGTCATACTCCAGCAGCTGCTCGTTTTCGTACTCCAGATAGTCCGCCAGAATGAACTTGCATTCCGGGTAGACATCGACCGCCTGCGCCTCGTAGTACTCCCTCTGGCCAATGCTCGCCAGACGGCAAAACACGTCCCGCTCGCCGGCGTTGCCGATCAATGTGATGACTTCGTTCACGTTGTTCCCTCCTGATAGCCGCTCGCCATCATCAGGCAGGATTTGAGCGCGTTATATCTGACCATGTACTCTGCGGCCTTACCCGTGTCGTCCGTATACTCCGCTTTGCAGTATAGCTTGACGGCGTTGAGCACCAGCGGGTCGATCACATCCTCCGTGTCCTCCGATGGATTTCGCACGCCGCAAACCCGCAGATCCGCCAGGCAGGCAGAGATGGAGTCTGCCACATCATCGTCCAGTTTCGTGTGACTGATGCGGAGATAGGTCTTCACCTTCGTCAAGAGACCCTGATCAATTTCCATATGGTTTCCTCCTCTCTGACGGCATCGGCGGGGCGATAAAGCCCCGCCTCGGATAACGATCAGGTCGCCGCGCGGTTAAAGCGCACAACAGCATCGGACACGGTCAGTTTGCCGTCCGCCAGCGCCATGGCGCGATACACACGGGAGCCGGCACGGAACGCGACAGAGTCGTCACTGGTGACCTCCGGTGCGCGGGCGATGTTCATGTGATAGTACGACAGCTCGCCGAACAGGATGTTGTCGGCGGTCAGATTGTCGTCCAGAATCACCGGATAGCCAAGAATGTTGTGCTTTGCCGGAGACTCCGCATCCGCATGGACGACGGGCTGGCCCTGGGTGTCCGTGATGCCGATCACGTCCGTATAGAACAGCTTGCGCGGCATCACAAAGACGGCATCGGTCGCATAGCCAGTCGGCAGCGCAGCGATGATCTTGATCAGATCCGCATAGGTCGCTTTCGCTTTGGTGAAGGTGCCGGTCGCCGTATCCAGCGTTTTCAGGATACCAGTCGCCTGGCTACTGCCGGTTCCGGTAAAGACTGCGGCGTCCAGCGCGGCCTCCAGCTTATTGGCCAGACGGCCGACAAGCCAGGTCTCGAACGCATCGATGGACATGGTCTGCACATCAGCAGTGATCTCGACCGTCTTGATCAGCATGTATGCGCCAAGGGAGACAGAGGTGATCGTATCAGCGGAATCGGTGGCAGCCGTGCCAACAGCGACCCAGCTTGCGGAATTCACGGTGCCCTCCACGGGGATCGTGATATTGCCCGGGATATAGGTCATCGTAATGCGCGACAGGATCGGGTTCCGATCGAACACGCCGACGATTCTGTTGAGCGTCTGGGTGGGGATCGCAGCAGTGGCCGTCACCGCCGCGCGCTGCTCGGCGCTCAGGCTGCGGCCCTGCAGATGCATGAGGTAGGCCTCGCGATACTCCGCCGAATCAACGGTGAAGCGCGCCTGCGTCGGCTCAGCAGCGCTCGGCGCTTCGATCGTGCGTCCGGTCACGATGCCGGCGGCGATGTTGGATCGCAGGCGCTGACGCGCCTGCATTTCATTCAGGATCTGCTGGCGCTCCGCATTCAGGGCGTCGGCCTCGTTTTCCAGTGCGGTCAGCGCATCGCCGCTGGCCGTCTCCGCCTCCTGCTGGATGGCAGCCAGGCGCGCATTGATTTCATCAAGTCTCATAGTTGAATTCCTCCTGTGAATTAAGTTTGATTTTCAAGCGCAGTCTTCTGCGCCTATCGTCAAGCTCTGCCTCACTCCGGGCTGCAAGACCGATCACTCCGTCGGCCCAGCTGCGAGCATTGATTTCTGTATTATCGTTTGCGGGGATGCTGACCGCAGACACGTCATAGATCTTCTTCACCGTGCGGTGCACGATCGTGCGCGTCTCGGCGTCCCAATAGCAATCACCGACGCGGAAGCGCCAGGACATTTTCGTGATCATCTCGGCATCAATGTCCGCGTACAGGCCGCGGGCACCCTCGGTGCGGCCGAGGTCGGCGGCCATAAACAGGCCTGCATTGTCCGGCACAACGATCAGGCTGCCGTTTGTGCTGCGCGCAAACACCCGCCCTGCATGGTCAAACTGCATGATGACATCGCTCATATCGCAGTCGTCAAAACAGCCGCGCTCAAAGCGCTCATAGATCGGTTCATCGCCGTCATAGCAGAGCACATACGGCTCATAGCGTGCGGCATAGCCCTCCACGTAGTAGTTCGTTTCGATGCGCTTCTCGGCTTCCTTTTTCGGCAGCAGCACAAGTGATCGTGCCTGCGCGTTCGCCTTAAATTTGATCTTATTCTCCGGCGTCATTTTCGTCCTCCCCTTCCACCGGCTGCGGATGCACCGCCTGATCCAGTTTGCTGATCTCTGCGTACTCCTTACGGATATATCGCTTGTCCCCGTCCGGCACGTGCGGCAGCTGCCAAATGTCCATCACATCATTCGTGCTGAGGATTCCGCGGTCGAACATCTGCGAGCTGACCTGCAGCTTGTCACTGTTGGTCATATACTGCAGCCGGTTTGCGCTCCACATGATGGAGTTCCCGCGCGCAAGTTCTGCCCGCGTGAACGTCATACAGGTCATGGCCTGCGACAGCTGGAGGGCAAACGGCTCAATTTTTCCCTCGTAGTACGCGCTCCATGCATCGCCGACCGTCTTATTCTGCAGCACATCCTCGTTGCAGCCGAAGTAGTTGAGCACGCGCGTCTGGATGATCTGCATCTGCTCCGGATCCACGATCTCCGGCTGGGACTTGATCTGCTGCACATTGGTGTAGGTATTTGGAAACAGAGCCAGGCCGCCGGAGTCCGGGCCGAGGTTTTCAGCTACGAACTTCTTGCGTTCCTTTTTCAGGTCTTCCGCCTTGGCAAAGTTGTTCACCGTAGCCATGAAGCGAAAGCTCGCGCTGTTGCGAATGCCTTCTTCAATACCCTGATTCTGCACGTTCAGCAGCTGCAGCGTCGGCCGCAGTGCCGCGTTGTTCTCGCCCTTGATGTCGCTGCTGTACAGATATTTGCTGACCACACCACAGCGCGCCAGCTCGATTGCAGCCTTCTGCCCGCTGCGGAATGTATAGCGCAGCCACGGCTCGCCAGATACCTCGATGATCTCCACCTGCATCGGATTGACCGGGTAATAGCCGATCAGTTTCTCAAATCCGTCGAGCACAGGGACGATAAAACACGTGTTCTGCGCATCGTAAATCGTGGCGACCTTGTAAACGAACTGCGCAGACGTCATAAATGGATTCGGCCTGCCGTCCAGGAGTGCCTTCTGCGCTTTCGTGTTTGCGCCGCTGACGACTGGCGTCAGCTTGCTGCAGTGATTGGCAAAGGTATGAATACAGGAGCGCGTCAGCTCCATTTCGTAAACCCCGCCGTCGTATGTTGAGAAAACGGGTGTATACCCGTCGAGCATTTCAAAATAACCGCCCAGCTGTTTTGCCGCTTTTCCTTTGCCGAAAAGCTTTGTAAATGCGCCCATCCGGCTCCCTCCTGTTCTAATTCTTGAGCTGCTCGCCAATCTGATCGTACCATTTCTGGCGAACCGTCAAGGCATCCATGACGGCGACAAAGCCGTCGATGTGCGTCCGCGGTTCAAGCTTGACCGGTCGAATCTTCCGCGTTTCTTCGTTCTGCTTCATGCCCACGTTCAGGAAGTGCGCTTTCAGCAGATTATTCGCGCCGAGCAGCAACTTCTTATCGCGCAGTAGACCGTCCACCTCGTGGATGACCGGCGTCAGGTTTTCACCCTGAAATACATCGTCCATGTGAAACCCGTACTGCTCCATCTGCTGCACGAGATACTGCGCGGAATACCGGTCATAACCAACCTGCAGCGGCAGGATCTCATAATCCTCGACGAGCATACGGAACCACTCAAAGCAGTCATTGTAGTCCACGAAATTCTCCCCGCTTGGCTGGATCAGCCCCGCCGAAACATATATGCGGTAAGGCACGCCCTCCCGCTCCTGCAGCTCATCAATTTTATTCGATGGCATAAAAAACTTTGCAAAAGTGTACAGCTTGCCGTCCCGCTCAATTATCACGCAGCAGGCTGTCAGGTCAGTGGTCTGGGACAGGTCGATACCGCCGACGCAATAGGTGCTGCGGAAATCCTCCAGACTGTACTCGCCGCCACTCACCGCATCCACCACAGCAAACGGCAGCCATGCCTGCGTGCTGCTCTGTTTGATGTTGCAGTACTTGGTCATAAACTCGGCGCGTTTGCTCAGGCTGTTGTGCGCGATGGCGATCTCCTCTCTGAAAAAGTCCTCGGAGACGCTGACGCCCATGTTCGGATTGCTCTTGCGCAGCTCCTCGATGTCGTCCCATTTTTCCACGTCGTCGATCAGATACAGGATCGGCAGCAACCTACGCTCCTCGCTGGCGCCCATGAGGACAGCCGTCGCACGCATCATCAGTTCATCATATGGCCCATCGTTGACATAGCCGGCCGTGCTGATACTCAGGATCATGGGCTGCTTGCGCGCGCCGAGCGCAGACTTCATGACTTCGTACTGTTTCAGCCCCTGCTCAGCCGGCCAACTCGCAATTTCGTCACACACCGCCAAATGCGGGTTGAAGCCGTCGCTCTTCTTAGCATTGAACGCCAGCGGGCGAATACTCGTGTTTGTTGTCTCGAGATACACGTCCGAGCGCCGCTTCTGCGCCAGCTGCGCAAGTTCCGGCTCCTGAAGCACCATGCGGAAGAAATTATCGTATACGATGGCCGCCTGCTCCAGCTTGGGTGCCAAGCAGTAAATTTTCGCGCCATACTCGCCGTCCAGGTAAGCCATGTAAGCGATACAGGCGGAGGCGAACAGGCTCTTGCCGTTTTTGCGTCCCATGACCAGAAACACCTCTCGGAAGATCCGCAGGCCGTCCCCGTCCACGATGCCGAACATCAAGCACACTGTCGACTTTTGCCACAGCTCCAGATGAATCAAATCGTTGCGCCCCTCGCAGTGATGGCAGAACGTCTCGATAAACGCGATTGCACGATTTGCTTTCCGTTCGTCGAAATAAAAAAGACCATCGCGCAGGCCCGCGGTGATCTTCTCGTAAAGGATCCGCACCCACTTCCCGACGGCGACCTCGCCGGTCGTCATCTTGTGGTAGTACTCCTGAATAAAATTTGCGTAAGGCGTCATTTGTTCATCAGCTCCGCCAGGCGGCTCTCTTTCTGCGCCGGCGGCACCAGCTCGAGCAGCTGCTTCGTAATGGCGTTCAGATTTTTCGTCAGACTGATGTGCACATCTGCGGCAGCAGCCTTTTTCATGCCGCCCTGATTGGCGCCGTTCTGGTAGTGCTCTACCCATCCGGTTTCGTTGAGCTGCACCTCAAGGTCTTGGAGGCTCACGGTAATGAAAGCTGCTCGGTCAATCAATGATTGGCAGGTTTCGAGCTTGTTTGGCTCCAAATCCTTAAAAATCTCCTGCAGCCGCTTCTTTTCGCGGTCAACTCTCGTCTTTTTGGTCAGTTTCGCCATTTCTACACCCCCTTGCGTAGCGCGCGGAGTAAAATTTAACTCCCCGGCTCGGTCCCCTACCCTCGTTTTTTCGCTGCGCGATGGGGGGAGTCCAGCCGCTCGGTCAGTAATTTGTGTTGCGGATGATCTCGCCACCTGGGCCGTACAGGCATCTGCCCGGCGTTGTCTTCCTCGGGTCGCGCTCTTTGTTGTGGCAGGTCTGGCACTCGTACCGAAAGCGCCGTGGGTTCAGACTGATTTCCGGATCGTTGCAGTTGATATCGTCCAACCAGATAGTGTGATGCACGATCACCCCCGGCTCATCGTGGCACACCTCGCACATGCCGCCATCAAGCGAGCCTGTAATCGATGTATGCTTGTCTCGCGCGTTTCCACGCTTGCGTTTTGTAAAACTGTTTTTGTGTCACAGCATCCAGCCCATAAGAAAAGGACCGGGCACAAGCCCGATCCTCCCAGTGAATATATACGCTTTAGAGTTTGGACACAGAGGCAGCCGCACTCGGCTTGGCCTCTGCCTCGATACCGCACAGCTTTTTGAGTCTGGCCGCGACCTTTGGTCCTTTATACAGCCTCGTATCCCGGAACGTCAGAAAAGATTCCTGCCCATCCGCAGACACATAGCTGATGATGAAGAGAATTCTCCTGACCTTCTTTTCCTTCTTGCCGGCGCCGCTGATAGCGCCGACCACAGCACCGGTACTTCCGAACAGCAGGCCTCCAGCGACAGCCCGCGCAATCGGCGACTTGTCTTTCACAAGCACCTGCACGTCCGAGCCATAGAAAACATCCGTGATCTGAGAGTAGGCCAGCGTCGCCACGTCCTTGTTCCCGACACCCTTCTGCAGCTCCAGATGATCTTCATACAGTGCGACATCCACAGCGTCGCCCTTTTTGAACTGTCCAAGGTCTTCCTCGATGCAGAAATAGTCGCTGATGATGCTGCCCTTTTTACTCTTGAAGAATCCCATTGTTACCCCTCCGCTTCTTGTGTTCCCCTATATTTTACATTCTTGTTCGAGAATATGCAACCACAATATTGCACAGCAAAGCGCCGGAACCCGAAAGCTGGACCGGCGCTTCACAAATGAGAGACTGACAGAGATATTCGATCCACGCGCCCCGTCGGGCGCGACCGCAACAAAGGAGAAAGGAAGAGAGGTATTTCACAATGGAAGGTGTGGGATTGGTCTCTCTCACAATCCCGCGATATCACTTTAACACAGATTTTCGAAAAAATCGTCTCACTTTTTTCTCATCTTTCCGTCAGCTCTCCGTGAGGCCATACATGATAATCGTGAAATTCCGCAGCGCCCTGTCTTTCCAGCGGTATACCGTCGGCTTCTCGACAGCGAGTTCCCGGCACAGCCGTTCAACGCCGCCGATACACGGCGTGATGTAAAAGCGCTGCAGCACACACCTGTCCCGCTCTGAGAGCTGATTCAAGGCACGATCCACGCGGCGCACCCGGTTCTCGGTCAAGCGCTGCGCCTCTTCCAGCCGCTCACGTTTCAGGATGTTGTTGACGAGCGCATCGTCCCTGCCGTTTGAGCCACCGGCGACCGGGCTGCCGTCCGCCGATGCACTGCGGATACTCGTGATCTCCGTTGCCAAGTCAGCGATCTGATCTCTGATGTTTTCAATTGCCGCCTTTCGGTTCGTGTAGTTTCGCAGCTCATCAGCCGCCTCCCGTTTCCAGTCCAATTAAGTCACCTCCACATAGCGCCAGCTCTGCGGTGGGCGCTTGATTTTGCCCTTGTCATGGCAATCGTTGCAGTCAGTTGCCCATTTCGCATCGCAATCATCGCACTCATACGGACGACAAAGCGTGCTCAGTGCGCGAGGCTTATCATAGATTCGCAAGCCTGATATGCGCCATGCCCAGCCTTCCCGCCCGCCGAGATACGCCTCGGCCGCATCGCGGGTCAAGCAGGCGTCATCAAAGATCTCGTCCGCCGGGACAACGCTCCAATCCGGCAAGCATATGCCATATCTCTCCGGGCTGACGCTACCGCCAAAACGGAGGAGGTGGACAGTGTCATAGCACTCAAACTCGCCGATGACCTTACCGCCACCGTAAAATTGCGGCTTTGGATAATCCGTCTCGATATAGTCCTCGTGCGGGTATCTCGGTTGCGTACAGTAGATATAGCACTTAAACGGCGTGTGCAGCTTTGGGCGGCTCTTGCGCACCTCAACGGTCTTTGTGCCATTGGCGATCAGCTCGCACCATTTGGGGCGGATGCTGATAAGTACGGCCTTACTCATTGTGCAGCGCCTCACTTCCCGGGACGATACGATCCCAACAGGCCGCGCACAGTACTTCTTTTACCTCTTGCTGATGAACATGTTCATGCGGGCACGGTTTGTTCTTCGGCTCGTAACCGTAGGTATTCGGGCATCCAAAACACCCGCCAATACAGGTTTCGTCCACCGCGTTCGGATGCTCCAGCGCCAGCAGCTCGCGGAATGTGCAGCCGTGCGACTTCCGCACAAGCATGTCTACCCGAAAAGCGTCCCAATTCGCCGTCGGCACGCCGACATAGTCGCACCACGCGCGTTCCAGCTTCGCGCCATCCGAAGACGACCAGTCCGGAAGGAACACGACGTAGTCCACCGCCTCCATCTCAGCGAAGCAGATGCGCATATAGTCCAGCTTGGTCAGCCCCTCCGGCGCCGTGGCCGGATTGATGACCGTCGCGCCCAGCCGCTCAAGCTGTGCAGCCGCTCGGGCGAATTTTTCCTTATAGTCCGGATCCCCGGCGATTTTCCCTGATATGTAGATCTTCATGGTTGCCCTCCTTTCACGATTCGATTCGGCCCTTAAAAGCATCGACCAGCTTCTCCGCAGCCGCTCGCAGCTTTGTCTGGTTCTCGCCGCTGGCCTTTGCGATCAGCGCCAGCATGTCGTTCAGATTCCCCTGCACGGTGTCAAAAACGATTTTGAACTGCGCCACCGTCACGTCGCTCATCTCCAGCTTCCGGCGTGCCTCCTGCAGTTCCAGCTTCAGGCCGTCGCGCTCCTTTGCCACGTCCTCTGCGGCGCTCTCCAGCTTTTCCTCGGCGGCCTTGGCCGTGGCCTCCGCCTGCTCGCGCGCCTTTTCCGCCTTCTGCAGCTTCTTTCCCAGCCGCTCAAGCTCTTTCTGTGCCGCCGCCTTTTCTTCCTCGCGCGCCTTGGCCACAGCGCCCTCGTCCACCTGCACGGCCACCTCAACCGGCCGGCTCTCCAGTGTGTGGATGTTCTCCTGCAGCGCCCGGATCTTTGCCTGTGTCTCCTCCAGCTCCCGGCGGCGCGCCTCGGCCTCCTGCGCCGCCGTCTCGGCGTCCTTTTTCAGCCGCTCCGCCGCGCCCATCTGCTCTGCCAGCTTTTGCTCGTACAGATCCCGCTCATCCTCTGCCGCCTTCTTCGCCTGGATCAGCTCGTCCAGTTCCCGCGCCGACATGTGCTCCACATCGTGCTCCTCGGCGAAGCTCTCCCGCTCGTTTTCCGGCAGTGCGAGCAGCCGCAAAGCATTGGAAATGCTCAAATTATTCAACGTTGGGTAATTTGATTCCGCCCCGAAAAGGGTCTGCTGCTGCGCCCCGTATTCGCGGTACAGCGTCATAAAGCGCGATGCCGTGCTCTGGCTGAACTCCGTCTGCGCCTTCAGGTACGGCAGCCACTCCCCGTGGCCGATCATCTCCTTCACCTCACATAGGCGGCGGCCGATCTCGATGCCGAACCACAGCGTCATCTGCTTTGCCTGCGCCGTCAGGCCGCGGATCTCCGCGCCCACGGTTTCCGGCGTTCGCTTAATGTCCAGTTCATTCATGCTGTTTTCTCCTTTGCTTCCGCAATTACCGGCCGCCCCTTCTTGTCCCGGCGGCTGCCGTTGTGTACCCATGCAAGCCACGCATCCAAAAACCAGCCATACCGCTCCCCCGGGTCCTGCGCATGGTTATACCCCTCGTTCCTATACCCATGGATCTGGCGGATCGTATCGCTTCCTGTCAGCTCGATGGTCATCCACGGTCGCTCCGGCCGCTTCTCGTGCCGCAAAAACAGGATGGTCGTCTTCCCCTCGATATGGCGCGCGGCGTATCCTCCCACGCAGTGGTGCAGCGTCTTCCCTTCTCGGATGATCTCGCTGCCACCTTTCGGCACCACGATGCGCAAGCCGCTCATGGCAAATTCGTACTTCCGGCACAGCTTCTTGTACCGCTTCGCATAGGCCGCGCTGACTGCTTGATCTCTTCGCATACCCAGCAGCTCGTCCGCCGCGTCGTGCCGCTCCCGCAGATCCTTCGGCATGGCCACCGTGGCCTCTGTCAGATCATAGCCCAACTCACGCGCCATGCGCAGATAGTCCACCCACAGCTGCACGCCCGTCTTGCTCTCGGCATATCGTGCCGCCTTTTCCAGCTTCACGCCGGCCGTCTCCGCGCATTCCTTGCACGCTTCCACCATCCGTCCCCCGCCGAGCTGCCGGCAGAGATGGATGTACACATCCGGTGTCAGCTCCGGCGCGGTCTCCCGCCAGCTTCTCAGCGTCTCAAAGTCTCCACCAGACTGCAGCCATGCGCGCGCCTCCTGCTTGCTCATTCGCATAAAGTCTGCCGGATTTCGCGCACTCCAGTTCAGGATCCGCGCGTTTTTCACGCCGCTCACCACAAGCTGTGTTACCGCGCTGCCGAGGCCGAGCTTCACGGCCATTTCGATCTGTGGCCACATCGCGTAGGCCGCGAGATACGTCACAGCCCACTTCACCGGCTCTTCTTCCCAGCGCTCCGCAAGCTCATAGCACATCCAGTCCTCGAGCTGGCAGTAGCGCCACGCCTTCGTCTCGCTCAGCGCATCCGCGCCGATCACGGTATAGTCGCCCTGATAGCACGCCCAGCCCATCATGTTCGGCTGAAACGGTTCTGACACCGTCGTCTTCGCCTTCCAGTACGGCAGCGTCCACTCTCCGCAGCTCCATTCCCGCGTCCGCTCCCACATCTGCACCGTCCCCGGCGCGAGATAGTAGGCTTTCTGCCCCCAGCAGTTCATGTCGTAGTAGATGCCCTCATAGATCAGGTTCTTTGTATAGCTGATCTCGATCTGCATCGCCTCGATCAGCAGCGCATCGCCGTCCCGGCGCAAAAATGCCACGTGCGTCTCTTCCCGCAGAGACGTCATCCGCTCGCTGTACTTGCCGATCGCGTTCCAAACGGCCGCTTGCCCGCAAAACGGGCAGCTGGCCTCGCTGCCGTGCTTCGGCCCGTGCTTGCCGATGATCCCATGCTGGCGGCAGCACGTCGCCCACACCTCGCGCCGCTTTCCGTATGTCTCGAAAAACACGTGCGGCGTGAACAGATCGTGCACCGCGTCCTCTTCCTCCTGCGTTGGGTAGTGCCAGAATTTCCCCAGGATCTCCTCGTGCCGTTCCGGCAGCAGGTTGCACTTTAAGTACCGCATGGCTCACACCCCGAAGAAGTCGTCCAGCTTCAGCAGCAGGCCCTCCGGCTTCGCGTCATCACTGCACAGGCGCACGCGCATCGTCGTTTCGATCTCCGCGCCCGGGAAGTAGAACTGCACCGCCTTGCGGTACGCCTCGATGTCCGATATGCTCCCGCCCACGCCTTTGGCCACAGCCTTCATGCACTCCGGGAAGCTCCCGCCCTGCGCCACGGCCTGCGCAAACTCGCCGTCCTCTTCGCAGAACTTCTCCAGCGCCTCGCGCACGGCCGGCGCCATGGCGGTCTCCTTGTTCCCGCTCAGTCCCTTGTCATCGCGCAGCCGCTCGATGGCTTTCTCGTAAAATTCGTTCATAGTTATACCTCTCTTTCTGTTGCTTTTATCCTGCGTCGCCGAGAAACAGGATCACGCCCCGGCGCATCTGCACCCGGAACGGTTCCAGCTCTTTGGCCGTCATGTACTTGTGGCCGAAATGCTGCCGCATCCTCCACCACACTTCCCACGGCACGCGATAGACCGCGCGGCCGCGCAGACACACCAGCACAAAGACCAGCGCGCCCTTCTGCGCGTGCGACTGCATGGCATAGGCCTGTTCGTGCGTCACCGCACTCTGCAGGATGCGGTCTTTGTCCGTGGCCTTGGCCTCGAACACGACGCTGCGGCCGCCGTCGATCGTACCCTGGAAATCCGGCTGCGCCTGCTTGGTGAAAACCGCCTCGAACGACCAGCAGCCGCTCGGATTCTGATGCCGGCCGGAAATGACCTTGATCGGCTCCGGCGTTTTGTCAATCTCCGCGTGACAGATCGACCGGTAATATTCGCACGCGGTGAGGATCTGCGCCTCGAAGCTCTCGCCGAGCGCGTGGCTGATGCTCCCCTGCGCCTGGCGCGCTGGGCTCTTGGTCTCCTCGGCGTGGACAAACTGCAGCGCCTTTTCATACGCTGCGGGATCCAGCTTGCGCGCCGCCTGTTTCTGATAGCGCAGCGGCAGGCTGTCCATGCTGATACTCATTGTGGATGCTCCTTTCTATGTGGTGTCTTTGATCTCGTAATACTCCTGCCACGGCCAGCCGCTCAGTTCGTGCCAGCCGCTCTTATACTCCGACCCATCGTCAAAGCGATAGAGATGCATCCCCCGTCTGGCCTTCGGCTCTTTTCGCCACGTCTCTGCCTTGGTCACCTGATAGCGGATCTCCGGCTTGGCCATGCCGGCGCTGCAGGTATACCGCCGACGGCGGATGCCCTGCTCGCGGCAGCGGCGCATGGTGGAGCGTGATTCCTTGATGAGGTAGGACGCGAGCTTTGCGTGGTTCTTCCGGTCATCGAGCATCTGGAAGCTGATAGACCCCGCGCCATTGGTCACCTTTGTCCAGGCAGCGGCGACGATCTGCGCGTCAATGCGCGGCAGGAGGATGTGATGATGCACGTTCGTCATGTGCTTGGTTTCGAGCACGGCGATGTATTTCAGGCGCTTGCCCGCTTTGGCGTACGCCTTGCGCAGCTCGCGGAAGAACGCGGCTCTGTCCCGCTCGGCTTGCTCTAATGTGATGGTTTTGCACCAGTAGTGCAGCACCAGATGGAAGTCGCCATAATGGTAGTTGCAGTTGATGAGCCAGCGCAGGTGCTCCTCTGCCACGCGCTCGTTGATGCGCTCCTGGCACTTGGAGGTCTCCTTCTCGGATGATCGCTTGCGCGGCTTGACTTCCTTGCTGTGCACACGGGATGAATACATCTTGCGGTGCTCGACCGTTTCCCCGCACACGACGGTGCGATGTACATACGGCATGATTGCCTCCCTGTCTGTCTCCGGTCGAGTTAGTAATTGGTCTTACCGAAGCTGAAAACGCCTTGCGGCGTCAGCGTTTTTCGGCTTGCAGGGCGGGCAACTGTGTGCTATAATGTATATAGTGTAGCGCGCCCTGCGCTATTGGGTTTTCACCGCCTGCGGGTTTGACGATCTTCGCAGGCGGTGTCTTTTTATGTCTCCGGCGGCGCCCACATGACGCGCGCCCCGTGAACGACTTTCTGCCATGGGACGCCCCACAGCTCCGCCGCGCACTGGATCGCCGCGAACGGCGATGCGCACGGTACGACCACGGCCATGCGCCCCGGGAGCGCCACCCGCGCGCGGCCATGCGCTGCCCAGCGGTCATTCCGGCGTCGCATGGCCAGCTCTGCCGGTGACATATATACGACCTCCGGACGTCTCATGCGACGCCGAGCGCAGCGAAGAGGATGTGAAACAGCCACCCCGCCAGCGCGATGCCGGCGATAAAGGACGCGCAGACGATGCCATCCTCGATACCCCAGACGATGTAGCGGCGCACCTTCGCCTTGGCGCGCGGATCTCCGAATACCTTCATTTGCTGTCCCTCCCCTCTGCCGTGCGGTACAGCATCTGCATGTTGTTCGCGCAGATAGCGCACATCGGCACATCGTGGATATGTCGGACTCCGTCCACACTCCCGCAAAACGCACAGCCCGGCACATACTTGCGCAGGATGATGTTGTCCGCGTCTGTGTAGATCTCCATGGGATCTCCCGTCCGGATGCCCATCGTCTGGCGCAGCTCCTTCGGCAGCACGATGCGGCCGAGGTCATCGACCCTTCTGATGATTCCTGTTGCTTTCATTGGTTTCTCCTTTCTCGTTATTGATATTTGATCGCTGCGCGCAGGGTGTCGATGGGGATATCCAACCCCCGCCCGAGCGCGAGCAGGTCGTTAATGGTCATGCCGCCAATGTTCTGCAGCCTGTTCGCCGCCGTCTGGCGGCAGCAGCCGATCAGGGTCTCCGGCTTGACGCCCTGCACCCGGATCTGCCCATATAGCAGCGTCTGCAGCTGGTCATAGCGGCTGGTGCGCTTCCTCAGTTTTGGCATATGTACCTCTCTCCTTTTCTTGCCTGTTCCTCCTCGCACGTGGTAGAATCACAGCGAAGGAGGAATTTTTATGGATATTCTTGAATTGCAATACGAAATGCTCTCGCGCTTGAGCTCGCAGTGCGACTGCCTGAATCTCACGGACTTCCAGCTTGAAACCGGGGAATCGGCAACAGACATCGAAGCAGCCGCTCGCGGGCTGTGGCATCACGTTCCCCAGCTCGTAACCGTCAGCGGTATGAAAGCAGATACCATTTCCATCACCGACGAAGGCCGGCTGGCTTTAGCCGCCATGAATCAGGAACTCGACGAAAAGGCCGAGCGCAAAAAACAGCAGTCCTTTCAAAACAAGCTGTCCGTAGCAAACATACTTGTACCGTTTGTAACGTTTTTCCTCGGCATCATGGTCGAACATTGGTCTGGGCTTGTTGACTTGGTTATCAAGCTCTTTCATTGAATCGCCTCACTTGTCGTCTCGATTGCTTCTGTGCTTGTCTCTGCGTTTACGTGAATCGCCATAGAGCCACTCATCGGAGCGGTCGCCCTTCTTCCACCACTTGGGCCTGTGCTTTTCACCGGAATCCAGAAGGCACACAAAGATCACATTGCTGAGTGCAAACCCGACCGCGAACCATTGCACTGCCGTGCGGATCATCTCTTGCAGAGTGTACATATCCTCACCTCCTAACGTCACATCGTGTGGAGGAGAATGTGCGTCACGACCATGCCGAGGAGAAAGCCGAAAAGGCAAAAGGCCAACGTTTCCAACCGGTCATTACGCTCGGCAGTGCTCGTTGCAGCGCGGTTTCTCGTTTTTTTCATACGCGTCTCTCCTTCCAAAGTCGTTTCATTGTCAAATTCTCCACTTTTCGGTATACTGTATGTAGAATTCTGTATAAGGATGGTGCTTCCTATGGATTACGCAATACTTCCATTCAAAACGGCCAAATTTCTCCGACTGCTGCGCAAAGCACAGATTGACCAGAGCCGCATGGTGTCTTACGACGGGTTCTTTGTCATCAGCACATTCCGCATTGGCAACCAGCCCGTTAAAGATATAAACGTCGAGAAATACTCGAAATCGATCCGGTCGATGCTGTTGAGCTTGCGTGATCTTGGGTATCTGACATTCTGTGATTCTGCCGGTGAGCTCTTCCAGTTGACGGATATGGGGTGGCATTATCACGAGGTATCGCTCCGCGTGGCGCTGAAACTCTTCGCGCAGTCCGTGCTTGCCCCGCTCGCTGTCTCTGTGCTCGGCACGATCTTGACGCAGCTGCTTCTCTTCAAAGCCTGCCCATAAGGTACAGCGTCAGGAGCGTCCCGAACACACTCACGAGACAGCTCACAATCAACTGAGAGCAGGAGTGATCAATGATCCACAGCTTGCGCTCGTAGGACTCGCGGTGCGCTTCACGCATCCTTGCCATAGGATCTTCCGGTTTCATATGTACCTCTCTCCTTTTCTTGCCTGTTCCTCCCCGCACGTGGTAGAATCACAGCGAAGGAGGAATTTTTATGGATATTCTCGAATTACAATACGAAATGCTCTCGCGCTTGAGCTCGCAGTGCGGCAGTTTGAATCTGAATGACTTCCAGCTTGAAACCGGGGAATCGGCAACAGACATCGAAGCAGCCGCTCGCGGGCTGTGGACACATGAACCGCATTTTGTGAGAGCTTTCGGTGAGAACATTGACTTTCTGAACATCACCGACGCCGGCCGGCTCGAACTCGCTCGCCTCAAACAGGAGCGGGAGCAAAAAGCCAACGCGGCCCAAGCTGTTGCCAACCAGATTGCGGAGCTCCGCCGAATCGCTGACGCTGCATCCGAGCGCGCGGAAATCGCAAGACAGCAGGCTGTTACCGCGCAAGAGCAAGCCAGAAAGGCCGAAAAAGATGCTACGTTCTCGAAAATCGTTGCCATAGTGTCACTCGCTGCATCCATCATCATTCCGCTGGTTACCTGACAGCCGTTCGAGTGCATCTGTATACATTTTCTCGGTTGCCCGCTCCCGCTCGAACGTGGATTTCAGGCAGTCATTGCAGATGTGATTGAAGATCGCAAGGCATACAAGGAAGCCAATAAAGTAACAGATCACACCAACGGCGACCAGCTTCTGCATGGTGTACATGTCCTCACCTCCAATCGAATAGATTGCGCGCGCCTTACGACGCGCGCTTGCTGTGCTCCAGCGCCATCGCCAGCCCCTCTGCAAAGGCGCACAGCTGTGCCTTCTGCATCTCGTCCATGTTCTGCATCACGGTCGCCAGCCGCTCCAGCGTTTTCTGCTCGTTCTTTGTAAGCATTTTGTTCACCTCCTTGCGTTGCTCCGTGTCGTCGGACACGGGCGTTTGTGTTTATATACACATAATACAGCCGCCTGTTGAGCTTGTCAACCCATTTTTTCGCAAATTCTATGTTTTTTTGTGTTGACATACTCATGCAAGCGTGATAGATTATTGTCATCGTCAGGAGGTGATACTACGAATAGCAGAATTAAAGAAGTTCGGAAAGCGAAAGGGCTTTCGCAAGCCGCGTTCGGCGCACCGTTCGGCGCAAACAGAGACATGATTAACAATGTGGAAAACGGCAGAGCTGCGGTTTCCGATATTATGATTGCGTCCATCTGCCGCACTTACGGAGTGAATGAGCGCTGGCTGCGCACCGGTGAGGGCGAGATGTTCGTGCAGATCTCGCGCGACGAGGAGGTCATGGCCTTCGTCGGCGATGTCATGCGCGGCGAAGAGGATAATTTCCGCCGCCGTTTCCTGCTGGCGCTGTCGCGGCTGCCGGAGGAACGCTGGGCGGATATTGAGGCGTTCGCCCTCCAGATCGCCGAAGAAAACAAAAAAGCGGATCAGGATTGATTTCCTGATCCGCTTTGCTTTGCGTGCGTTTTTCCGGTGTTTTGCCGGTGTTTTTCTTTTTCACGCGGCAGTGCGCAGAAATTTCAGCGTCAGCCGCAGCTCCCGCTCGCCGGCCGCTTCCAGCAGCCGCTCAATTTCGCGCCGTAAGTACGTCCTCCATTCTGTTTCCGTCACAGTTCTCCCTCCCACAAATTCTCCACGGTCGTCCCCAACGCCCGCGCTATCCGAATGGCGAGATGGACGTTTGGTATGCTCTTGCCCCTCTCAATGTCGCACAGCGTGCTTGTCCCACACCCCACCTTTCCGGCCAGCCAGCGCAGGCTGACGCCCTTGTATTCTCTATACTCCCGTACATTGTTTTTCATCCTCGCCATAATCCTACCACATTTTTCGGCTGCGTGTTGAAAACGTTCGGTATTCCGAACGTTTTTTGCTAACTTATTGCAATACTGCCCGAAATATGCTATTTTTCAATTATCAGCCGTGTGTCTATGTTGCCATATGACAGAAGGATGATATGTATAAACAGTTGCACGGGAACTTCAGCCCGTTTTAGAATACTCACAAAAGCGCAAGCTCCGAGCCAAAGATGATGAATGAGCGCTATATCGTATATTAAAGAAAGAATAGACATTCCGACCACAAAATGATAGAATTGTCGTAATCCGCCTTAGGGCGAGAAAAACGAGAGGATGAATGTCTATGAAAAAATGGTATCAGTGGTGGAGCTTTCTCGTAACTGTTTTCCTCTGGTTTGTCGGCCCAATCATACTGGTCATTCTAGCCGCCATCGTGCCGTTCGCTGCTGCACCCGCTATTTATAGTGTCATGCTCGTTTCCGGTATTGGCACAGCAGTGTGGTTTGTCTGCGATATTGTGAAAACGAAGAAGGCCGCAAATGCCGCGCGGCACGCATCCAAACAGCAAGCCAAGGTTGAACCAGCTGCGCAAGAACCAGCACGCAGCGCTCCCGTCTTGGCGGAAGCCGCAGCGCCAGTAAAGGCAGAAGCGCACAAAGCGCCCAAGCCGCAGGAAGCCGCTCAGGCCGCACCGAAGCCACGTCCGGTGTTTGAAACGCACAAAGTTGCCGGCGTAAATTACCGCGTCGATAATCTCATGCAGCTGGCTTCGGAGAACCCTGAATATCATATGTCCAAAACCGAACTGATTGAGTCCGGCATGGACGGTCAATATATCTACCGATACGACTTTTTGAGTCAGCCGGTCGAACTGATAGACGAACCGGATAACCCCTATGACTCGAAAGCAATTAAGGTCGTTGTTGCCGGGCAACACATCGGGTATATCAAGCGCGGCAGCACCGGCCGCATTCGCAACCTGCGCAAATCTGACCGGCTCATCAAAGTTTATGCCGAAATCGGCGGAGGACCGTATAAATATCTCCGCTATGACGAGGACGGCGATATGATGCCGAAGTACAAGCTCGAAAAGGATACGCGCAACTACTTCGCCAGCCTTGAGTTCTACCTTCGCCCGGATGGTGAATGAGGTTCCGCACGTATGCAGCCTGAAATCTATAGCGTCATGTACCGCCTAGTCCACAAATACGGCTGGAATTGGGGCCTCACGCGCGGCCTCATCAATCGCCGGTTCGGCACGAACTACACCGCCGATGAGCTGAAGGAGCTGTACAGGCGGCATTTCCTGACTAAGGGAGAATGAAGTGCCGCGAGACAAGCATACAAACTCGGAGATTTTCCTAAAGTTTCACGCAGTTCCCGAGCATTTCGTAAATTTTCTTACGCTTTGAGCCAGTTAACTCTTGACATTTGAGGAAAAAACATTTAACCTAAAGCCAAGAGTAATATTTACTCTGTTAAATAACTTTGCTAAATTGGCTCCTGGTAGTAAGCACCCCGCTCATATGGGGTAACGCTGAATCCTGGAGCCTTATTTTTTTATTGATTGGAGACATAGAGAAATGGATAAGACAGCTATTCTGGTCGATGGCGGATTTTATCGAAAGCGAGCGCGCTATCTATGGGGAGAAAGAACAGCAGAAGAACGAGCCAGAGAGCTATCTTCCTATTGTAGGGCCCACCTTCGCAGAAAGAGCGATAAAGGCCAGAACTATGAGCCCAACTCGCTCTACCGCGTATTCTACTATGACTGTGAACCTGCCGGGCGCAGGAGCGTATATCATCCCCTGCGCAGGAAAAACGTTGACCTCGACAAGTCCGATACCCAAGCGTGGACTACCGCTTTCTTTGACCAGCTTAAGCAGATGCGGAAATTTGCTCTTCGTTTGGGTCATCTTGCCGACCACATGAATTACAACCTTAAGCCAGAAGTCACGAAAGCCCTTCTTTCCGGGAAGAGAACCCTGGATTCCCTGACAGAGAATGATTTTGAATTCAATTCGCAGCAAAAAGGCGTTGATATGAAAATCGGCGTCGATATTGCTTCTCTCGCATATAAAAAGCAGGTCAATCAAATCATCCTTATTGCCGGAGATAGCGACTTTGTTCCGGCCGCAAAGCTGGCGCGAAGAGAAGGCATTGATTTTGTTCTTGATCCCATGTGGAGCAATATCCGTGAGGATCTGTTCGAGCATATCGACGGAATCAACACACCGTGGAAATCGAATCACCCAGTTCCAAAACCAGAAATTGAGCTTGCAACAGCAGGTAAGTGAAAACGCAAGGGCAAAGGAGGAACTGCCTTGAAAATCCCTGAGCCGCGAAAATTGAAAAGTGGAACATGGTTTATCCAGATGCGGCTCGGCGGCGAGAGCATACCTGTATCCGCCCCGACGCGGACAGAGTGCATCAAACAGGCGGAAAAGATCAAAGCCGACTACCGCAATGGGCAGCGTCTCCCCTGCAAGAGCACACAAACGCTGGAGCAGTGCGTGACGGCGTATATTGACGCCAAGCGCGGCGTGCTGTCGCCGTCAACGATTCGGGAATACAAATCCATGTCGCGGAACCGGTTCACCGCGCAAATGAAAAAGCCAGTCCGCGAGATCACAAACTGGCAGTCGATTGTGAGCGCCGAGGCGAAAAGTGTGAAACCGAAGACGCTGAAAAATGCGTGGATGATGGTAGCGGCGGCTCTGAAATTCGGCGGGTACGACGTACCCAAGGTAACGCTGCCGCAAGTGCCGCCGAACGAACGCCAATGGCTCGACCCGGAGCAAATCAAGGTCTTCGTGGCGGACGTGGCAAATGAACCGTTTGCTATTCCCGCGCTGCTGGCGCTGCACGGCCTCCGCCGCTCGGAGATCATGGCGGTCAACTGGTCGGACATAGATCTGACCGCAAAGACGATCCGCGTATCCGGCGCGGTCGTCATCGGCGAGGATCAGCGGCCGCAGCAAAAGGCGACCAACAAAAACCGTTCTTCCACGCGCACAATTCCCATCATGATACCGGAACTGCTGGCCGCGCTGGAGGCCGTCGAGGACAAGTCCGGACCAGTCGTGCACTGCAACCCGAATACGATCTACCACCAGATCAACCGCGTTTGCGCGCGCAATGGGCTGCCGCAGGTCGGCACACACGGGCTGCGGCACAGCTTTGCATCGCTGGGGTATCACCTCGGCGTGCCGGAGTTGGAGATGATGCAGCTCGGCGGATGGGCGGATAACCAGACCATGATACGCATTTACACACACATTGCAAACGCTGATCGGGTCAAGGCGGAAAACGCTATGGCCGGATTTTTTGCGCAAAATGCTAACAAAAATGCTAACGGAAATCAGAAAATGTAG